ATTTTATATTGCCAATGGCACAATTAGTGGATCATTGAGCCAAGGCGCATATGCTTATGGCACATTGCCTTATTCTGACACCAATATATTCGCCTCATACCAGACAAGCGTAAATAGCTATTCCCAATTGCTGTTACACAATAGCAGCAGCGGCACGACAGCATCTACTGACGTTATTGTCGGCAATAACAATACAACTTCTACAACTTATTACGGCGATTTCGGCATGAACTCTTCCGGTTTTACCGGAACTGGTTCGCTAAACGGCGCAAATAACGTATTTTTAACGTCTACTACGGCTGATTTGGTCGTTGGAACGACAACATCCAATGCAATTCGCTTTGTTGTTAACGGCGCAACAACGGATACTATTACGCTTCCGTCTACGGGCAACCTATTCCAAGCAGACTTTACCAATGCCACGCTGACAAGTCGCTTATCTTTCCAAACCAGCACTGCTAATAGCACAACTGGCATTTATGCATTGCCGAATGGAACATCGACGGCGGCTTCTTGGCAAGCAACCAACAACTCGACCCCGACGAATGCGTCTAAAATTTTAATTGCCACAAACGGCACTACTGATGTTCAGCTAGTTTCAGGTATTAATGGAACTGGAACTTATTTACCGCTTTCATTTTACACAAACGGTTCTGGCCAGTTTGCGATCAATACATCTGGTGCGTGGGGTATCGGCTCTGTTGCCGCTGCTACGGTCAATTATGGTACTTCCGGTCAAGCATTTATTTCTGGCGGCAATGCGGCGCAACCAACATGGGGAACATTGCAAGTCAATGGCGGCGGTACTGGCGCTACGACATTTACTGCTAACGGTGTTTTATACGGCAACACAACAAGTGCATTGGGTGTTACGGCAGCAGGCACTACAGGACAAGTTCTTATAGGTAATACAGGTGCTGCGCCATCATGGTCAAGCACTCCATCTTTGGGCGCTGTAACGATTACATCTACTTCGGCCAATGCTTTGGCTGTTGGCCCTGCGGGAACGACAAACCCTACCTTTAACGTGGACGCTTCAACCACTTCAGCAGCTACTGGGTTTAACGTAAAATCTGCTGCTGCTGGTAGCGGCGTTGCCCTTTCTGCCCTTTCTTCAGGAGCAAATGAAAACCTTACGTTAAATGCTAAAGGTTCTGGAACGATTTCTTTAGCCAGTGTTTCTACTGGTAATATTATTATTGGTTCAGGCGATGCTTCTGCCACCCCAGTGGGCATTGTTTTACGTTCACCGAATGGCACGGGAACTAACATTACTGGCGGTAACTTATCGCTATATTCAGGTAACGGTACAGGCACAGGTGGCTCAGGCTATATTGACTTTCAAGTTGCTGCTGTTGGAACAACGGGATCTACCGCCAACACCCTTGCATCCGCATTGCGTATTCTTAATTCCGGTTTTGTTGGAATTGGGACAACTTCACCCGGTGCATCGTTAGTAATTACTCCAACTACCTTAGGAACTGCCGGAACTGCAAACAAAATACGTTTATATGATAGTGCTTCAGTTGTATATGGATTTGGAGTTTCTTCTAGTTCTTTAGATATTATTGCTGGATCAACAGGCGGCATTAATTTTTTTGTAAATGGTAGTGGTACATCAAGTGTTTCTATAGCATCCACTGGCGGTTTAACTGCAGCCACTTCCGTTGCCTCACCATTAGTTATCGGCGGAACAACAGCATCTTCTACCTTAACGCTTGAATCTACATCAGGCGCGGGTACTACGGATTCTATACAGTTTAAAGTAGCTTCACAGGCAGAAGTGGCACGTTATGATACTTCAGGCGCGTATTTCTTTAAAAGGGTTGCTAACGCCGTTAACGCCACGGCGACCCTAACAGTCGCGCAGCTTCAGGGCGGCATCATTACGTCTACGACGGCGGCTGCGGTTACGATGACCATGCCTACAGGAACAGTTCTTGACACGGCGGGGACTGGTTTAGCAGCGACTACGTTAGCTACAAACGAAACCATTCAGTTTACAATTAAAAATACAGGTGCCACCAACGCCATCACAGTTGCGGTGGCTACGGGTATTACTAACGGTGGTGTAGCAGGTGATTTAACAATTGCTGCATCCGCAACGGCTACGTATCAATTGACAAAGACGGGTACAAATACGTTTGTACTTTACAAGCAATAAAAGAAAAGGACCAATAACATGCCAATGCTACTTACTAGAGGTGCTGCATCAGCTCAGGCATTTGGTTTTACAACGGGGAAATCAAACGCAGTTCCTGTTTATATTGAGAATGTGTTTTCTACCTATCTTTTTAACGGTGCATCCCAAACGGTTACTAACAATATTAACTTATCTGGCGGCGGCGGTATGGTTTGGCTGAAAGATAGGACTGATAGCTTTACCAATGCTTTGTTTGACACAGTCCGAGGGGCTACAAAATATGTTGCGTCCAATTCATCCGGGACAACAACAACTGATGTTGCAAGCTTAACTTCATTCAATAGCAATGGATTTACCGTTGGCGGCAATACTACATCTTTGTTTGGGTCAAACAATGTTTCTTGGTCATTTTTAAAGACAAAGAAATTTTTTGATATAGTAACTTACACGGGAACCGGAAGTATAGCGACTATTAGTCATAATTTGGGCGCAGTGCCCGGATGCATTATGATTAAATCAACAACTGGAACTGCTAATTGGGCAGTTTATCATAGTGGCCTTAATGGCGGGACTACTCCAGAACAATATTATGTTACTTTAAACGCCAATACGGCTCAAACGGCAAATACAACTTATTGGAATAATACGGCGCCAACATCGGCTGCGTTTACGGTTGGGACCAACTCAACAGTAAATGCAAGCGGGCAGACTTATGTAGCTTATTTGTTTGCATCTAATGCTGGGGGTTTTGGCTCAAACGGCGTGCAAAATGTTATATCTTGTGGGTCTTATGTTGGCACGGGTGCTTCTGGGAATAACGTAACGCTTGGTTATGAACCTCAATGGATGCTTGTTAAATGCGTCTCATCGACTGGGGATTTTATAATACAAGATAATATGCGGGGGTTTGTTTCTCCCACTTCTCCTAACGTAGCTTACGGGAGCGCTTTCTTAGATGCGACCGCCGCTGTTGCGGAAACTATATCTAATACGGGATTGTTGGCGCCAAATGCCACGGGGTTTAACACTGTGGGGGCCTCTGCCAGTGTTAATACATCGGGGGCAACTTATATTTATATAGCTATTAGACGCGGCCCAATGAACAAGCCAACAATAGGAACAAATGTATTTTATCCTAACGTATCAGTTCCTCCATCAACTGTAATAAGCCCTAGCTTCCCAGTTGACTTAACAATTTTGGCTGAAAACAACAAAGTTGATAACACTGGCGTGTATTGGTACAACAGGCTAAGGGGAACATCTTATAATTCTTTAATAACTTCTGCTCAATATGGGTATGCCAGCAACACGGCAGGGACTGGTGGTGCCTTAAATGAAATATTTACAGCAGGGGCCGGACTTTCATATTCCGCAAATGGCATAACAACAAATGGGCAAACAAATTTCCAAGATGCCGCATCTGGGAATTTAAGCAATACAAGTTATTGGAACTTTAAACGCGCCCCGGGATTCTTTGATTTAGTTACCTATTCTGGAACAGGGTTGGGGACTGAAACTAAATCGCATAACTTGAATGCTGTCCCCGAACTTATGATAGTTAAAACGTCAGGTAGTAGTACTTGGGCGGTTTACAATAAAACAGTTGGGGCCACCCAATCTCTTAATTTAACTAATAACACAGCGCCTTCTAGCACAAATAATTATTGGGCTAATACTGCACCAACATCAAGTGTGTTTACTGTTTCCAACTTATTAAATACGTCGGGGCAGTATTATACAGCTTATCTTTTTGCGTCATTGGTTGGTGTAAGCCAAGTTGGTACATACACAGGAACTGGTGGAACTCAAACAATTGATTGTGGGTTTTCAACCAATTCGGCGCGGTTTCTTTTAGTAAAACGCACTGATTCAACAGGTAATTGGTTTATCTTTGATAGTGCCAACGGGTTTACGAGCGGTTCTAGCCCCTATTTAACGACAAACTTAACAACGGCTCAAGTTACTGGGAACAATGGCTGTTATGGTAGTGCTTCTGGATTTACTTTAACATCTAACGCATCTGCCACCGTAAACATCAATGCAGCCACTTATATCTTTTTCGCGGTTGCTTAGGGTGACATTATGAATATCAACCTATTACATGACCAAAATTCTCATGCTATAATCCAGTCAATCATTGACCGGGCGTCTTTTGCAGCAATTATTTTGGATTCTCAGCTATGACCCTAACCGACCACATTGATACGGGCATGAAACATTTTATGGATTGGCTTTCGCTATCCGCAGCATTGGGTAGTATTATGGGGTGGTTGCCGGAAATTGGCGCGTTTCTACCAATAGTTTGGTATGGAATTAAGATTTACGAGACTGATACGATCCAAAAGCTATTAGGAAGAAAGGGCGCATCAGATGACTACGACTTACACGACTAATATTTCCCTTGGCGAGCCAAGTAATGGCAGTCTTGCCGGGACGTGGGACGTTCCGGTTAATAATAACTCATCTATTTTAGACCAAGTTTTTGGCCAAACGACCAGTGTTTCTTTCTCAACACCATCGGTAGCAAGCACTACCATTATTACTTCACCTGCCGTGACTGGCGGTAATACATCACAATGCATGAGATTTTCAGTTGGCAGTGGCCAAACTTTAGCGGCTAACCAAATTGTTCTCGTCCCTCAAAGCATTGCAGGGATGTGGGTATTTACCAACGGAACATCTGGCGCATATACGGTGACTATTGGCGTCAACAATGGCAGCGGCGTTGCGGCAGGTAATACCGTAACCATACCTCAGAGTTATAGCAGCCTTTTATTCAGTGACGGAACTAACATTTATAAGGCGGATGACGGCATTTTGCAGTCAATTACTAGCCTAACTTTGTCTGGAACATTGACTGTTAACGGAACTACTACGTTAAACGGTTCTGGATCCACATTGGCCCTTATTTTAAAAAATGCGGCGGAACCAGCTACAATTAGTGCTACGGCAGCCACCGGAACAATCAATTATGATGTTCTTGGCCAATCTGTCTTGTATTATACGACCAATGCGTCGGGCAATTTTACAATAAATATACGTGGCAACGGGTCCAACACGTTTAACTCAATCACATCTACAGGTCAGGTAGTAACGATTGTATTTTTAAACACCAATGGAAACACAGCTTATTATAATAATGCTGTTACTATTGATGGAACTAGCGTAACTCCAAAATGGCAGGGTGGCATTGCTCCATCGGCGGGAGACACTAATAGTATTGACGTTTACACCTATACCATCATAAAAACTTCAGGCGCACCAGCATATACTGTTCTGGCGTCTGCAACGCAATTTGCTTAATTTAACAACATAAGAGGACAATATGGAAAATCTTGAACTTGAACTAAAATTGACTGTTGCTCATGTTAACACTGTTCTTAAGCACCTTAGTGCTGGCGTATATGCTGAAGTTGTTGACCTTATTGGCCTTCTCCATGCTCAAGCCAAGCCACAGGTTGAGGCTGCTACTCCTCCTTCAGAAAATACCCCGGCTGAACCTGCCCCAGAAGCGCCTGCCGCACAATAATATGGACTAACATGGATCCCATTACCTTAATCGCTGGCGCGACTGCAATCTACAATAGCATTAAGTCCGCCGTCGATTCTGGCCGGGACATGATGGAAACTGCAGAAAAAGTGGGCAATCTTTTCAGTAAGGTTGCCCAAATTGTTACAGTTACATCCACGCCACCTCGCAAAAAGCTATTCCAGAGCCAAGCTGAATATGAGGCTCAGGCTGTTAAGCGGTATGCTGCCAAAGCCAAGGCGATGGATATGCAGCTTCAGGTCAAGAACCTGTTCATAGGCCAATATGGCAAAGCTGCTTGGGATGCCATCCAACGTGAAATCATAGAACAGCGCAAGGAAGCTGCCCGTCAGGCTGCTGCTGCCCTAAAAGAGCAAGAGGAAAACCGTAAGGATTTAATTATGGTTAGCAGTATTGTTGGTTTTCTGGTAATAAGTATAGGTGTGATTGGTGTTATTCTCATGATTACGGTTAAATAAAATGGCCTACACAAACGATCAGATTACGGCGGCATTAAACCAAATTTATATGCAAAATTTTGGCCGCCCGTACAACCCAGCAACAGATCAATATTGGGCTAATCAATTAACGTCCGGGAAAGAGTTTCTTTCAGACCCCTACAAATTGGCTCGGGACGTTGTAAGCGGGGCGCAAAATAATGATTTAAATTATTACAACACCAGCCTTGCCGACATTAAGGCTAATCAGCCTACCCAATCGGGAATGACCAATCAGCAGGCTAATGCCATTGGCGGCGCCCAAAATATGGGAGTTGCGGGTTTTAGCGATACTAGTATCCCAGCGGCTTATGGCATTCTTCCCACGCCTAACCCACAAAATGCAGCGCAGCTTGCGCAACAGGCTTCCCAATTAGACGGATTGCCGCCACAGGCATTTGCCGCACCACAAGCAACACCCGAAGAATTGGCTAGTTACAAGCCAGCAACAGATTCGTCCAAATGGGCTTATACGCCAACATCTCAATTACCTAGCACAGACGTAGGTTATTTGGCGGAATTGGCTTCTGCAAGGTCAAACCCTATTATTGAGGACGCATTGCAAGGCGCTGCAGATTTAAAACTGCCCGGCTTTGGTGTTAAAAAACGAGGCGGATCTGTTACAAAGAAAAAACCTTCTGACTCTTTTGTAACATTTAACTCAAACAGACGGTGATAACATGGACTTAGGAAAATTAGGTGGATTGGTTGGCGCGGTTGCTCCCACGATTGCTACTGCTTTGGGCGGCCCTTTGGCTGGGATGGCTGTACGGGCCATCTCTAGTGCTATATTTGGCCATGAAAATGGTACTGAAGATGACATTATGAATGTCTTGGGTAACCCAACAGGGGACCAATTAGCTCAACTTAAAAAGATTGATGCGGACTTTAAGGTCCAAATGAAATCTTTGGATATTGATTTGGAGCGGATTGCGGAAGAAGACCGCGATTCAGCTCGCCAAATGCAGATGACAACACGGGATTGGATTCCGCGCGTTTTGGCTGTTGGCGTTACGTTTGGTTTCTTTGGTATTGTTGCATACATTCTTCATTATGGTTTGCCGCCGACTGGTGGTGAAGCTCTATTAATGCTTATCGGCACCTTGGGGACGGCATGGACTAGCGTAATGGGCTTCTACTTTGGCTCGTCGGCTGGGTCTAAGCAAAAGACGGATGCCCTTACTAGTGCTTTAGGAAATAAATAGTGAAAGATAACTTTGAGCAATGCCTTGCCCTTGTTCTTAAATCAGAGGGTGGCTTTGTAAATAACCCGAAAGACCCCGGCGGCATGACTAATTTAGGTGTCACCAAGGCTGTTTGGGAAGATTGGATAGGCAATCCTGTTACTGAGGCCGAAATGCGTGCTTTAGGACCACAGGACGTTGCGCCTTTGTATAAGGCAAATTATTGGGATAAAATTGGTGGTGACTCACTTCCTCTTGGCGTTGATTATGCCGTGTTTGATATGGCTGTTAATAGTGGGGTAAGCCGTGCGGCGAAAACCCTTCAGCAGGTACTTGGTGTGGGTGCGGATGGACAAGTCGGCCAAGCCACAATTAATGCTTGTGAAGCGGCAAACCCTCGTGAAACTGCTACAGCAATCTGTGAAAAAAGATTAGCCTTTTTGCAAAGTTTGCCTACTTATGCTACTTTTGGACGTGGATGGGCAAGTCGTGTTTCGGCTGTAGAAAAAGCCGCTTTTGACATGGCTTCGTAGGATTTAAGTTATGGCACAGTTAAACGGGCTGACATACGGGACATACTTGCAGCAAATTGCAACGATGGCTGTTATCCCGCAAAACGACACCAACTTAATGAATATTGCGCCACTTATGATCGCTTATGCGGAAAATCGGCTGCAACGTGATTTAGATTTTCTTAGCACCCAAACTAGCACAACTTCCTACCCTTTCACCCAAAATGTTAATACCTTAACTATACCCACGTATCAATTCATTGTCCCACAGACATTTGAGGTGGTTAACTTATCTGGTGTATCTTCGCCATTACTTCCAATTAGCAAAGAATTTATCCAAAATGTTTACGGATCGGGATCTACAACTGGCTTGCCTCAGTATTTTGCTGTTTATGGCGGCGATAGTGCTACTACAGGTAATACAAGCCAATATATAATTGTCGGCCCAACACCGGATCAGGCTTACAATACCATTTTGACCGGGACAGTGCGCAGCGCCCCCTTGGGTTATTTGCCAACAATTTCGTCGGCTACGGCTTCCGGTACAACTGGAACAATTATCTTTTCTGGCAACCATAACTTGTCTACTGGCGCGACCGTGTACCTTGGCGGGTTTAATCCAATTGGCTGGAATGGAAGCTTTACCTGCACGGTAAACTCATCCACTACCATATCAATTACATTGCCTGCGGGCACGGCGTCGGCCACATTTGTTGGCTATGCGGCTAACGGGTCTAATACGACGTTTATATCGACATATCTCCCCGATATATTCATTATGGCATCGTTAATTTACATATCGGCATTCCAACGCAACTTTGGCCGTATTAATGACGATCCTCAAATGGCGCAGACTTATGAAAGCCAATATCAAGCACTTAAGGCAAGCGCTCTTGTTGAGGAAAATCGCAAGAAATTCCAAGCTTCTGCGTGGTCTTCTTATTCCCCTGCACCTGCTGCTTCACCGACAAGGGGTTAATCATGCCCTTTGGAACCATTAAACTTAAGCCGGGCGTAGAAACCAACAATACCCCCGTATTGAATGAGGCAGCGTATTCCTCGTCGCAATTAATACGATTCTTGCAAGAGCGTAATGGATTGGGTCTTGCCCAAAAATTGGGTGGCTGGGTTACTTATTATGTGAACACAGCTTTTAACTCTGCTGTAAGGGCGCTTAAAGGCTGGTCGGATTTAAATGCCGTTAACCATTTAGGCATTGGGACAGAAAGAACACTTAGCGTATTAACGCCAAACTCAAATAGTAGCGTAGCCTATCCGTTCTTTGTTACGCCCCAAAATACCGTAACTTTTCAGTCTCCCAACATAACAACAAGCACGGGCAGTAAAACTGTTACCGTCGTTGATTATGGCATTTTGGCTAACTTATTTTCTTATGTTAACTTTCCATCGCCAGTTTCGGTTGGTGGCATAATTTTAACAGGCCCATATCCGATTGTATCCGCGTCAACGGCTTTGTCCCCGACAATTACAAGCGCAACATGGACAGCTAATACGGCAACTGTAAACTTTTCTGCTGTATCCACTGCGGCTCCTATTGGCTCGGCCATTGTTGTGTCTGGCGTTACTGCATCCGCATACAATGGAACTTGGCTAGTAACTGCCTCAAGCACAACGTCCATTTCTTTCACGCTTACTTTATCATCATCCCCCGGCAGCAGTTCTGGCGGAACGGTATCGTATGGGTCAAGTTATAATTTTACTGTTCCCGTCGCCGCTACGGGATCAACCCCTGCAGCCGCTACTTATTCATTTGCAATATCGTCAGGTTCTGCATCTGTAACAACCACATTTAATAACCACGGATATTCAGTTGGATCACAATTTTATTTAAACGTGCCTACAAGTATTGGCGGGACTGTAATCCAATCTGGCCTTTATTCAGTGGCTACTGTTGTGGATGCCAATACGTTCACCTTTAACATAAACCAAAATGCATCCTCTGGAGCTTCAGGTGTTACACTTGGCACGGCTTCAACGATGTCATTTACAGGGTCAATTTCAGGGACAACTTTAACTGTTTCCGCAATTACCAGCGCCACTACATTTTTCTTGGCTCCCGGCATGACCATATCTGGTGGCGTGACAGGGACAAAGATTGTCGGGTATATATCAGGCACAGGTGGAACGGGGACGTATCTTGTTTTCCCAAGCCAAACATTAGCATCTACATCGCTTACCGCAGCAAATTCCGGTGGGCAAGTTTACTCTAATTTTTATGTTGCTCAGGGTGCGCAAGCCGCCGGAACCGGATTCGGTATTGGGCCATTTGGCTCGGGTGGGTTCGGTACGGGTACAACGCAGCCCAATACGGCAGGTACATATCCATTTAGCACTACGGATTGGACGCTGGATAACTTTGGGTCGTATTTAATTGGATGCCCTGCTGGTGGCGCCATATATTATTATGACCCTAATGGACTATTGCAAAACGCCCAGATTGTTGGCGGCAATGCACCATTAGTTAATTCAGGCATATTTGTAGCCATGCCTCAACGGCAAATTGTTGCTTATGGTTCGTCATTCACTCTGCAACCCGACCCACTCTTAGTGCGTTGGTGTGATGTCGGGGATTTTACTACTTGGAATGCATCTTCAACCAACCAAGCTGGTAGTTTCCGCATACCTACTGGATCTAAAATTGTCGCCGCATTCCAAGGGCCGCAACAAGGACTAATTTGGACTGACCTAGACTTATGGGCAATGCAATATGTGGGCAGCTCATTAGTTTATGGCTTCAACAAGCTTGGATCTAATTGCGGCGCCATTTCACGGCATTGCATTGGCCAATTAAATGGGTCGGTATTTTGGATGTCCCAACGCCAATTCTTTATGATGACTGGCAGTGGCCCTCAAGCAATCCCGTGCCCAATATTTGACGTTATCTTCCAGAACATCAATACGGCCTATTACAGCAAAGTTTGCTGCGCAGTTAATAGCCAATTTAGCGAAATTACGTGGTATTACCCATCGCAGAACGCGACGGAAAATGACTCTTACGTAAAATATAATTACCAAATGCAGCAATGGGATTACGGAACAAGCACGGGCACAAATAATGGCCTTAGCCGAACAGCTTGGATAGATCAATCTGTGTTGGGCAACCCTATCGGCGCGGGCACGGATAATTGGATTTACCAGCACGAAACAGGTTTTGATGCCGCATATAATGGCACCAACAACCAACCCATGTTGTCATCTTTTACAACAGGATATTTTCAGTTGGCAGAAGGTCAAGATCTTGTATTCGTTGACCAGATTTGGCCTGACATGAAGTGGAATACATTTAGCGGCAGCGCCAGCAATGCGACCGTTAACATGACTATTTATTATACAAACTATGCAACAGATGCTGCTGTATCGCCGTCGACCAGTTACTATGCGGGTTCGCCATCTAACACGGTTAACTCCATTTCTTTCCCAATGACGCAGACAACAGAATATATTTCCTGTCGGATTAGGGCGCGCTTTATGGCGTTTTCCTTATCATCAAGTGATACAGGGACATTCTGGCGTCTCGGCGGGGTAAAGTACCGCTATCAACCTGACGGGAAATTCTGATGGCTAGTTTAGATGACATCCTCACTACCCAAAAAAACGGCGTTGTGGCAATTAATTCATACGTAAACGCTGTAAATTTTCACTCAGGCACTTTAAACAGTAAAGAATTATCATCTAGCACGGTGGTTAAGTCATCTTCTGGCTGGGTGGCTACTGTTAGCGTTATTGTTGTTGGAACTACGCAAGGTTACTTATACGATTCCAATAGCACTTCTTCTTTAACAGGTAACCGCATTTATGCCGTCCCCAATACGTTAGGCATTTACCAAATACAGATGCCATTTGCTACGGGGTTAACTTTTGTTCCCGGGACAAGTTCCGTAGTTGCCATAGGATATTCGTGATGCCATTAAAACATGGGTCAAGCCAAGCTACAATTAGCAAAAACATAAGCGAAATGGTCCATTCGGGGCACCCACAAAATCAAGCTGTGGCGGCGGCATTAAATATTGCCCGTTCGGGAAAGGCACATGGAGGAAATTCAGATGGAAATGGGCGTAATATTATCCATACTGGTCCTATCCATAGCCCCGTGGCTGGTCGCACAGATCATCTTCCTATGCATGTACCAGCCGGAGCTTATGTTATCCCAGCTGAAGAAGTTTCTGCGGCTGGCGAGGGTAATACGTTAGCTGGATTTAAGGCAATAGAAGGGTGGGTGCAAAAATATTATGATCACAATTTTGCACATGATGGCAACCCTGTGCCTATTGTTGCTGCTGGTGGAGAGTACGTTATTCCGCCGGAAGTAGTTTCTGGACTTGGTGATGGAGATCTTGGGAAAGGACACCGTATTCTGGACCAATATGTTATGAAGTTACGCAAGAAGCACATTAAGACACTGCAAAAGTTACCCGGCCCCAAAAAGGATTAAAGAATGAAATCTATGTTTAAGAAACAACGTGTTCGTTTGTCCAAAAGCGCACGTAAGAATATGCCAAAGTTTGAGCGAGTTACAGCAGAGCCATTAGTAAGAGCTGCCCAGCCAGATGACGAAGAAGGCATTATGGTTTTGGCAAGAATGATTCACAAAGAAATTGGGATGTTTGATATAAATGAGGAAAAGGTTAGGAGCGTTGTTCGGCCCCTTTTGCACAAGCATTATGGAATTGTTGGTGTTGTTGGTCCAAAAGATAACCTTGAAGCCATGATTCTGCTTCGTGTGGCGTCCAATTGGTATTCAGATACGCCTTACCTTGAGGAAATTTCGGTATTTGTGCGCCCAGAATACAGAAATGCGACCATTTCTCGTGTTTATAAGTTGATAGAGTTTGCCAAGAAAACGGCGGATAGCCTTAACCTCCCGCTATTAATTGGGGTTTTGTCAAATCAACGGACAAATGCTAAAATAGAATTATATGAAAGGCACTTTGGTTCCCCCGCAGGTGCTTTCTTTATTTATGGGGCAACCACTGGACAACCTGACCCGGTTGTTGATGCTGCTTAATTAGGAGATCGCCGTGTGCACTAAAGGTTCATCAGCATCACAAGTATATGCGCCACCGCCAGAGGTTATGGCCAATTATACTGCATTGTCTGACGCGGCCAAACAAGTGGCTGGAACTCCTTTTACGCCGTACACGGGCGAAATGGTTGCGGGGTTAACCCCAACTCAACAGGCTGGCATTGAGAATATCAATGCATCTGCTGCCGAAGCTCAACCATATTACAGGGCGGGATCTAATTTAGTCGGGCAGGCTGCAACACCATTTAGCCAGCAAGCACTTGATCAATATATGTCGCCATATATTAACAGTGTTGCAAAAGCGACCCAAGCTAACCTAAATGAGACCAATGCTCAGCAGCAGCAGCAAATATTGGGCAATGCGATTAGCCAAGGCGCTTTTGGCGGTGATCGTGGTGGCATCGTCCAAGCTGAATTGGCTCGGCAACAAGGTCTTGCTGGTGGCCAAACTATGGCTAACGTATATCAAGGCGGCTATGGCCAAGCTTTGGGCCAATTTAATGCTGACCAAGCTCGTCAACTTCAAGCTGGAAGCGCTCTTGCCGGAATGGGTACCGGGGCGCAACAAGCTGCCCTTCAAGGCGCTCAGGCTCAACTTTCTGCAGGTGCTCAACAGCAGGCAGTTCGCCAAGCTCAAGACGTTGCCAATCAGCAGCAGTTCCAAGCGCAGCAAGCTTACCCATTCCAGACCTTACAATATTTGGCCAACATTCTTTTGGGTGTGGGCGGACAGTCAGGCGGCACGGCACTTACTTCGCAGCAAGGCGGCAATATTGGATCGCAGCTATTAGGCGGCCTGCTCAGCGCTGGACAAATTGCTACAATGTCCGACGAAAGAACAAAAGAAAATATGGCTCCAGTTGGTAAGACCTTTGATGGTCAGACAATCTACAAATTTAATTATAAGGGAAGTCCTAAAACTAACATTGGCCTTAGCGCGCAAGAAGTTGAGAAGCATAACCCGTCAGCCGTTCATAAGGTTGAGGGTGGCTTGCGTATGGTTGATTATGATGCTGCAACTAGTAATGCGGCAGATCGTGGCCATTTTGGACTTGGCGGTGTTACTGATTGGATGGGTGGGGCCGTTCATGAGGGATTGGGCCGCATGCATTTTGCAAATGAAGGTGCAGTCCCTTATTCAGACCAGCCATCTGGCGGATCCACAAAGCCGCTTACATTGGCTGATGTAATGCGTATTTCCGAGGGCATTTTAAGTAAGAAGCCGGGCGGTAAAACAAACGTACCGGAAGCGCCTAAAATTGAAGAAGACGGCGGAATGATGAGTGTGGCTAAGCAGTTGCAAAATGCTACGCCTGCGCAACAAGCAATGATTAAATCAGGTTTAGGCAAATTGGGCATTGGCACAACCTCTGCTCAAGATGTTTTAGGCACCCCGGGCCAACGCGTTGGTGATGTTGCTAATTATTATTCTTCGCCAATTGGCCCCATGCAGTCATTCGCAAGCGGCGGCGTAGTATCCAGAAATGGCTACAAGGATGGTCAAGATGTCCAGCCTGA